TCGCGAACGCGATAATCCACATGCCGGACACCGCATACCGTGCGCAGCGCATGCCCAGCAGGTAACGGTCGAACATGCGGTTCCGTTCGTCAAGCATCCGATACCAGTCCGTCTCGCACCGGTCGAAATCGGCCGGGCTCATACGGGTGCCGCCGTACGCTTCCAGATGGTCGCGCAGGGACGGCATGGGCGGCGACGGCCACGGCTCATGCCGGAGCGGGCGGAAGCGCATCGCATCCCATGCGACACGCAATCCACGTCGGAAACCGGCCCTGAAGCCGCTGTCCGTGTAGTCCATCAGCCTCTCCTGTTCCATTTCTCGACCGCCGAATGCAGGCAGGTGACGCGGGTCTGGAACGATGGGTCGATCGGAACGTACCGGCCCGGCATGCTCCCGCCGCAGTCGCAGCGCACCGTGTACCGTTCCGTCGTATCGTTCACATCATCGTCGATTCGTGGCGTGCCGCCGCAGAACGGGCATGGTTTCAACGTCTCGTGTTCGACCGTCGCATGCCTGTTGTTGCGGGAATCCCAGATTCTCGTGGTCTCCATCAGAGCCTGCCTTTCCGCCTGTTGCGTTCCAGACAGTCGCTCATCGCCCGTTCGACCTCCTCATCGGTGATGCCGAACGCGGTGATCAGGTTGCCTACCGTCTGCAGCACGTCGGCGAGCTCGTCGAGCATGGCTTGGCGACGCTGGTCGCGCACATGGCCTATCCAGCCGGCCTTCGCCTTGTCCCGGTCGTCGCCGAGCTCGCCGCCCACGTTCACCCCGTAGCAGGCGAGACAGTTCGCATGGTCGTCGAACTGGTCGCCGATGCCGCTCGGATCCGTCGGATCACAGGCCTTCAGATACTGTTTGCACGCCTCCACGAGTTCGGCTGATTCCTCAAGGTTCTTCACGGCAAGCCACTTGTCCTGTTCCAGACGACCGAACGATCGGACATCCGGGAGATGCACGGTGCGGCTCCCCTCATGAATCGGAGTGGAATCGTCGGAGGCCGGCTTCCACGGGACCTCTTCGGCGGCTTGGATTGAATACCGTGTGTATGGGCATTGTGTGGACAATTCCTCGGAATTGTCCTCAATCTCTTCGCCCATCCATTCGCGGTTGTCCCGGATTCTCCATACTCGTCGTCCGTCGGATAGGAAGTACAGGCTCCCGTCTTTGTCCATCCACAGTCCGGGAAGATTCGGGACCGGCGCGGAGCCGACCGGAACTCCGGGCTGGAGCCTCGTATACGGGCCGATGGCATCCAAAGCACGAACCTTCGCGCCCGGGCCGAACAGGAGCATGGCGGGTTCGCCGTCATCGTGGAACATCACGCCGTATCCGCCATGTGCGGCCTTCCACAGTCCGGGCGCATCCGGCGTCCTATGGTCGCTCATTCGTCTTCTCCTATCTGTTCGTCCAGCCATTTTTCGGCCTCGTTCAGGGTCGAGCATTGCCTGCGAATACTGTTTTCCACGCCGTTCGGCTGGCGGACGAGCAGTATCGCCGTGTATCCGCCGACCATGCTCGCCACGACGCCGCCGCGCCGGGTGCGGGTGCGTTTCGGATGCTCCCACATGCGCGGCAGGCCGACGCGCGCCTCATGCTCGATCAGCGTCATGCGTCCTCCTCTTCCTTCGGATGGCTCGCACCGTCATGGTCCAGGTATTTCACATGCAACCGGGTCGATTCGCGTGTGGGCAGGGAGTCCACCCAATGCTCGATTGTGGCCCTTTTCACCCGGTTCAGCCATGTCTCATACGCATCCGACGCCTCGCCCAACGTCAACCCGACCGCGTCGCGCAGCATGGCCGTGACCGCCATGCACGCCATGTCGTCGGTCAGCGGGAGACCGCCCTCCACATGCTTGGGGCCGATATCCACCGATAGGACGCCATCAGGCATCGAACCGTCAGGCAGGAGCGCCGTCTTGAAGAATTCGCCGGGAATCCTGACTCCAACTGTTCCATCTTGTAAGGTGACGGCCTTCCCGGTCAGCTCCGTGCCGTTCTCGTAATAGATGGTGGCAATAGGATTCCCGTCTGGTTCCGTCTCGTCTGTGACTTGCCTTTTTCCATCGTTCATCTTGTTTGGCTTGTGGAGACTCCGCCCTTCAGGGCGGGGAGAAAAACAAGCCTCCCTCCTTTCACAAAGCGTAGTGGTATAATGTGAGATATGGTCAAGCGCAGGGAATTCCAGCGGGCATACAGGTTCCGCTTCTACCCGACGCCCGAACAGGAGAACCTGCTCAGGCGTACGCTCGGCTGTGCGCGCCTCGTATACAACAAGGCATTGGAAGCCCGTAGCGAGGCATGGACCAGCGAGAGGCGCAACGTGTCCTATTCGGATACGAGCAGCATGCTCACCGGCTGGAAGAAGACCGACGAACTGTCGTTCCTCAACGACGTGTCCTGCGTCCCCCTGCAACAGGCCCTGCGCCATCTGCAACGGGCGTTCTCCGGCTTCTTCAAACAGGAAAACGCCTACCCCGTGTTCAAGAAGAAGACGCACGGCGGTTCCGCCGAGTTCACGCGAAGCGCGTTCAATTGGAACGGCCGCGAGCTGCGTCTCGCCAAAATGAAGGAACCGTTGCCCATCGTCTGGTCGCGGACCCTGCCCAAAGGCGCGGAACCCTCCACGGTGACCGTGAGCCTCGACCCCGCGCAGCGCTGGCATGTGAGCATCCTCGTCAAGGAACGCATCACGACCCTTCGCGGGAAAAGCAACGCCATCGCGCTCGACCTCGGAGTGGATTCGTTCGCCGTCACCGACCAGGGCGCCGTGATAGAGAATCCGAGGCATTTGAAGAAAAGCCTCGAAAGCCTCGCACGGGCGCAACGGTCGCTCAGCCGAAAACGGAAAGGAAGCAACAACCATCGCAAGGCACAGCTGAAGGTGGCCCGCATCAACGCGCGCATCGCAGACCAACGCCGTGACTTCCTGCACAAGCTGTCCACGAACATCATCCGCGACAACCAAACGGTGATCATCGAGGACCTTGCCGTCAGGAACATGACCAGACGATGCAAGCCGAAAACCAATCCCGAGCATCCCGGCCAGTACCTGCCCAACGGCCAATCCGCGAAAAGCGGACTGAACCGCAGCATACTGGACGCCGGATGGGCCGAGTTCCGACGTATGCTCGAATACAAGAGCGAATGGTACGGACGCCAACTGATCGTGATCGACCAGTATTATCCGAGCACGCAACTGTGCTCCATGTGCGGGGCCAAGACCGCCCCCAAGACGCTCGACGTCAGGGAATGGACATGCCCTGCCTGCGGCTGCCACCACGATCGTGACGGCAACGCGGCAAAAAACATCCTCGCCGCAGGACTTGCGGTCAGCGTCTGCAAGGACGGCAGAATCAAAGACGGCCTCTCGCAAGAGTAGCCTCCTTTCCTTTTGCCAAACGAACAGAAAACCCGGGGCGCGAACCCCGGAATCTCCCGCCTTCAGGCGGGAGAGAAGTCAATCGGTTTGTCCTTTCGATTCGATTGAGTCCAGATCGTACGATTGTTCGCCAATCAGTTCGCGCAGCTCATACAGCCTGTTTTCGATATCATGCCGTCGGGCTTCCATTCGGCTGGCATCCTCTTTGCTGAAACGCGGTAGCCGAGAAAATGATTGGGTTAGCAGATTCTCCGTTTCGGCGAGCTGACGGCGGGCCACGCGCAACAGGGTCCGGGATTCGATGAGACGGGAGGCGTTGATGGCCGGCACCGGTTCGTCCGGCTGGTCTTCCACAGGTCTGACCCTGACGAAGCCCGGTTGGGCGAACCGGTAGCCGGAATCGCCGAACACGTATTCCAGGCCACGGCCGCCGGCCCGGATGCCCAATACGCCGTCAAACGGTTCCAGCGGCCCCTCGAACGCCCCACGCCGTCCCCCGAATTCGACGCGCACCCGGACTCCTTCCAGCTCGTCCAGAAAACGACCCTGCCAGAACGGCTCCTCGGGACGCAGACGCACATGGTCGACTTCTTCCATGAGCCGCACGCCATCGCCCTTGTCCTTCCGTGTGAAGACGCATGTATCGTCTACCGTCAGATAATCCCCAAAACGGACGAACGGGCCGATATGCCGGCTGCCGTCCGAGGCCACGGCCGCGGCCTCCAACCCAATCAGATCGTCGAACAGGTAACGGTCCCACCATTCAGACATGATCCCGCCTTTCCTCCTCCCTGTGGCGCCATGCGTCGCAGGCGGCGCATCTGTCGTTTTCGCCCAAGGCCGCGTACGCGCCGCAATCCGTGCAGAATCCTCTGTGCATCAGCGAATCTCCTTGAGTTCGGCCTTCAACCTGCGGACGACGAGCAGGCCGTGCCCGCCGTCCCATTCCACCGGCCGTTCCCCGTCGCGGCCGTCGCAAGGTTCGGCCGGTCCGACGATCCTCAATTCAGGCAATTGACTTCCTCCCCACGGCTGAAGCCTGTGGTCTTACGGCGCGATTCGATAAGTCCATCAGAAAATTCCTTCCAAAACGGATAGGCCGAGGAACAACAGCCAAGAGACCAGCTCCAAGAACATGATTGTGAACGCGATGGCCGCATGCAATCGTCCTAACCTCAGGTCTTTCGATCTGAGCAGCGGTGCCAGAGGAATGAGTGCGAGAAGATTGGCTCCAACCCACATGATTCGAACATAGCCCATTGCTTAATCCCATTTCGGTTTGATGGTGGCGATGTGGCGGGCGACGAGGCCGGTCGGGTCGATGATGGCCGCGTCCAGGGCGGTCCGGTTGTCTTTCAGGTATTTCCCGTAACGGACGGCGAACCGTTCGAGTATCTTCGGATGGTCCGCGAACATGGTCAGATCCACGAAGAACCGTCCGTGCGGCAGCCGGCCGAG